TTATCTTCAAAATTTAACACAATGTTTCGTTCTTGTTGAACTTGAACTGTTCCAATATCATAAATATATTTTTGATTAATTGGGTCATAATTATAAGCAAAATCACCAACTAATAAATTATTAAATGAAGCACTATTAGTTTGTTTAGGAGTAATATGAAGTTGTAAATTCATAACTACACTACACAAGATTGTTGCAATAAAATTACAAAACACAGTAGCAATCATATTACCATCTGGAATGTGTGCGTTTCCACCATTAGAATATTTGGCAATATCATATAATAAAGTTGTTTGTAAATTGTATCCAAAACCAAATGTGTAAATTGGAGTTGTAAAATTCTTATTTTTTCTTAATCGCTTCAGTGTTTCAACCTCTCCTTGTGCCGGTGAAACATTAGGAATTCCATCTGTAAGCATTAAAATAGCACTGTTTCTTGTTTTATCATCACGACCATCTAAAATTTGTAATGCTTTCTCAAGTGCCCCCCAAATATTTGTTTGACCTCCTGGTCTAATGGAATTAATAGAAGTCATAATTTGAACTTTATTTGTTTCAGTAGCGTACATAAGAGGAGTGACAATATCAATAATATTATCAAATTTAATAATACATATGCGGGAATGCGAATCTAATGTTTGAACGACTGTTTTTGCCGAATGATTAACAATATCTTGGATTGATAGTCCATTTTCCATATTTTGACCATTTCGGTCTTTTGCTTCGACTTGTGAATGCATTGAACCAGAACGGTCAATAATTAGCACAATATCTTGTGAAAGATGACCGGTACTTAAATCTTTAGGAAAACTATCATTATTTACATTAAATGTTAAAAGTAGTTTATTATTGTTTTTACTGATAGTATGGTCTAAAATAATAGGTTTACTTGATGGGTCTTCATTTGATTGACTTGTTACACTTGATTGACTTGTTACACTTGATTGACTTGTTACACTTGATTGACTTGTTACACTTGATTGACTTGTCAATGTTTGATGGTATTTATCACATAAATATCTAAGCGCCACATTTACTTTTAAATCGGTTAATCTCATAGGCGCGCGTGTAATAGGTGATTCTTGTTTAATAGTCAATGCGCTAATAATAGCACTACGCTCATATGTATTTCCATCATTGCCTTGAACGGGATCTGTCATAACACAGCAAGTAATAGGGCAAGTAATAGCTTGAATAATAGTATCATTATTAAAGTGTTCCATGTTTGAATTGATTGATTGATTAAGTGATTGTTAAATGATTTTAGAAAAAACTCATTTCAATTTTTTTTGTAACATAATAAAAATATATATATATATATATATATATATATATATATACTATAAATGCGGAAAACAAAAAGAAGTAACATAAAAAGAAGTAAAACTAAAATAATAAATAGAAAACACAACTATACAGGGAAGATACCAAAAGCGCCGAGGATACATGCGATGTTGGGGAATACTGTAACAATAAATAATGCGGCATTGATGGCTGCAAGGTGGCAACCAAAGAAATGGCGGAGGACCCATACAGCAATGGTGTATGCGATAAATTATGAATAAACTATTAAAACGTTAAGATTTGTTTATATTTTTTTATATAATTTATATAATTTATATAAAATATATATATACTATAAATGCGAAAAACAAAAAGAAGTAAAACTAAAAGAAGAAATAGAAAACACAACTATTTAGGGAAGGCAAGAATTAAATATTATTCAATAAAAAAGGGAGGAGGGGGACCGTATTCAAATCGTAGTATAACACCTCGCTCAAAACGTCGCTCAAACCGTAGTGTAAAACGTGAAGGAGCAATAGCAGATGAGAAGGCAGAGGCGGATAAGCAGAGACTACATGCTGAGATGCTGAAAAAGGGGGCTAACTCAATTGAGGAATTGATTATGATTGAGGCAGCCGAGAGGGCAGCAATAGCAGATGAGAAGGCAGCGGTCGGGCCGATTCCCATGAGGGAACCAGATTACGTGGTTGATGATAAGGAGACAGATGAGGCTTTTATTAAGCGAGTAAAGAGCGCCGCCTTGAAAAGGAAAAGGGCAATGTCAACGGTAGAAAAAAAGGCGGATAAGCTGAGACTACATGCTGAGATGAAGAAAAGGGGGGCTAACTCAGATGAGGATTTGAATAAGATTTATGCAGCTGAGAATGCCGCGAGAGCAGCTGAGAAGGCAACTATGTTAGCGAGGGCAAAGAAGGCAGAAGATGACAAGAGCTGGGCAACGTTTAAAGATGCTATTATTAATGTTAGCACTCCTTATAATAAGATGGATATAAATCCATAAATGATGAATAAACTGTTAAAACATAAAGATTTGTTAATATTAAATTCACTTAGAATTTTTTATTTAAATATTTAGAATTATTATTTAGAATTATTTATTTAAATATTAGTATACTATATAAATGCCATGTTTTGGGATGAAGAGACATGGATGTAGGAGGCGCAAAGAAGCGGCCGAGGCAGAAGAGGAAGAGAAGCGTTCGCGTTCAAGTTCAGACTATAGTTCTGATAGTGACACATATGCGAGCGAAAAGAGTGAAAAAAGTAAAGGCACATTACGCAAGACAATAAATGCGTATGGAGAACAAGTAAAGGACAAAGGCTTTAGGACTAAAGACTAAAGCTAGAAAAAGAAGAAATAGTTCAAAAAAGAGACGTTTGCACAGAAAAAGAACAGCAAGACGCTCGCGTAGACATTAAATTAGAGTTTTTCTTTTTATTTAAAAATTGAGTTATTATTATACTAGCTTCATAGTTAGTATAATAATAAGCATAATGCCTTTCACAAAAGCAACCAAGTTTGTATATAGTAGAACACTATTTAATATGTTATTTTTAAATGAAGTGGGTCCGCTTGGGCGATGGAGTCAAGAACGATGTGCAATTAAAATTAATAAGAAAATAGATTTGGCAAATGAAGACAATTGTGGTCCTTGTGGTGAATATATATTAACTAAGTTAGAAAGTGTTAATAAAAATGTAAAAAAGACTAACAGTCCGCATTTAATGGCCGAACACGAAGAACTTGAACTAATTAAAACCATTGATAGATTTTAAATATTAGGCACTAAAATGAAAGAAGCTAGTCTTTTGTGTCATATAGTTCATGGTTTGCCTGATTAAAATAAATTGTCCTATATTTTTTCATTGTTGCGTCTTTAATTCGTTTTGTTTTAAAATAATTGTATGTTTTATTTTCTTTTAACAATTCTATTACAAAATAGAGCGCATACATGCCACATTGTCCATCATTATATTGATGTGTAAATCCTTCATTATCATCTACTTTTAATATTATATTTTCATGTTGTGCTTGTTGTTCTACTCTATTAATTAATACTTTTATTTGCTTTGGCATTTTTGTTCCATTACTATCAAAATAAAATATAAACTTTTTATCTAAATCTATAAATAGCGCAATCCAATGTTTACCTGGTTTATCGTGTGTATCAGTATTAAAAATGATTCCTATTTTTGTTATCTTTTTTTGAATGTAGTTCTTTAAATTAAAATTACATAATTGTTCCCACACACATGTTGAAAATAGTTCTTTAGCATCAAAATCAATTGGGCTCGGACCAATAAACTTAAAATTGGGGTGCGATTTTTCATATTGGTTCATTATTTTTGTTATATCAACACTAGAAAGCCACGTAGATGGATTTGTTATCCACGTTTTTGGTGAAAATGGTTTAAATATTTCTTTAATTAATAATTCACTGTTGTTAATAGAAGACAATTTGCTTTTTTTCAACCAACATAATTCATCATAACACTCTTTGCTTAGCTTGTTTTTGAAAAATTGCCATATTTCTTTACTATTGTTTGTGTTAATTTTATCATCACTGCTATTATTCCATAGCTCTTTAAATGTTTGCAAGTTAGTACGGGAATAGCATGTAAAATCTTTAAGTTCTGGTTCATTATTATTATTATTTTTTTGTGGGGCGCATTTTAATCGTTTAAACTTGTTTTGTTTGTTTTGTGTTACTTTATTTTGCCCGACTTTATGTATTTTTTTGTGTCGTGTTTGTCTATCTTTACTATATTTTTGTTTACTTTTTAAAATGTTTTTAAAATTCATATTAACTATATTATAACTATATAAAAAGTAATTAATTAATTTATTTCCTTATTCCCACTTTTGTGGAAGTATTTTCTTATATGCATTATTATTATTTGACTTTTTAGTAACCATTAAATCTATATTGGTTAATTTTTTTGAACCTGAACTAGTAGATGACATTAATTTTAATGTTTCATTTACTATATTAAAGTCATTGGCATTTAATGTATGTTCTTCTTGTTTTGTTGTTTTATAATTGTTTGAATAATCTTTAAGGTCTTCACATATTAACTTTTGAATTTTTGTTTCCTTAAAATGTTGTATTAAATTTAATACATATAACAAATAATAGAGTTTGTGTTTTTCTTGACCTTCTTTATAGCCATTATTTTCTAACAGTTCCTTTAAGTTTGAATTGTTTGTACTTATTATTTCATCTTTAAAGCAATTTATATTTTCATCTAAATTATTATATATTGATTTTAGTAAATAATTATTATTTAGTAAACTATCTATTTTATTTGGCTTAAAGAACCGATGTTGATTTGTTAAATATAATAAATCAATATTGTTTACAGACTCAGTCTCTCTTTCTTCGTTAAGTACGGGTTTCTTTATGCTACTAGGTACGCTACTAGGTACACTACTAGGTACACTACTAGGTACGCTACTCGGTACGCTACTAGGCGCGCTACTAGGCACGCTACTCGGTACGCTACTCGGTTGACTAATTTCTAAATCTAATGTTAAGCTATTTTGCTCTTTTGTTTTTAATTTTTTTTTCTTAGCTTTTTTTTCTTCTTTAAGTTCTTTATTCTCTCTTAAATTAGAAAACATAGTTCTATATTATAAATTTTATTTTAAATCTTTTAATTGAACACGAGTTGAGTTATAAAATAGTTCATGTCCAATTGAATTTGATAAACTAGGATTAAAATCATTAAATTTGGGTTCTTCAAATAATAAAGAACTTGCTAAATTAACATTTTGCGGCAACTCTTCTATTTTAGTTTCATATAAATCACTTGTGCTGTCTGGTATATAACGTGACTGGTCTGCTTTTTGTAACGCAAAAAATTGGTTGCGTAATGTAGATTCTTTATCCACATTTGAAGCAAATCCACAAAAATGAGGTTTTCGTGTGCCTGGAAAAAAGGTAGCACTCATATCAAACACTTTATAATTCGCGATTGGTTCAACAGATTTTATTACGTTATTAACTGTTGGCATTAATGTATATTTAGTATTTACCGGTCTAAATGGAAAGTTCATTGTTAAATTGCTTGATGGAAAATTTCTGTTAAATAGCTCATTATTTATTGAATTGTTTTTATCATAATTATTAAATGTTATGTTATAAAAATTATTAGGGTCAATCATTATATATAATAAGAACTATAAAATTATTGTTAAATAATATTTATGTTTAACAATAATTAATAATATTTAATAATAAAAAATATGAATAAGTTTAACAAGCTATAAGTTTAAACGGGTTATAAGTTTTTTGCTTTTAAGCGTAAACAAATTTTAACTCTTTGCAATATTGTAATTATTGTAATTATTATATTTATGCTTTGTTTTATAATTATGATCATTAAATAATACTTGCGCCCTATTTTCATTCATTTTATTACGCTTGTGTTCATAATACGATTTATTTAGATGCATCAGTTTTTTTCTTTCTAATGTTTTTAAATAATTTACATCAAACATGTGCTTCATAATATTGTTATTATTGTGCGTTAATAAAGACAATAACATAAGAGCTGAACTAGCCATATTTTTCTATAACATAAAATAATAGTGTGTATAACTAATTCAATTTTTTTTATATTAGTTAGTATCTTGATTTATTGTCTTGATTGAACAATATAATAAAGATGGCTATTAGATTCTGGTATTGCCTCTTCCTGTAATCGCGTTAAACATGTTTCTAAACAATCTAATGTGTTTTGACTAAAAGTATGAATTTGAGAATCCAAATGTTTAAAAAAATCATTGCGCATATTTTTATGTTTTATCATTTTAGCTACTAAATTTTCATAACTAGTCCAATCATCGGCATTACAATAATTTACTAATGACTGTCTATTGTCACTTCCACTTGGATACTTTGATTTAGTATAGCCTCTTCCTCGTCTATGTCTTGTAATTATTCTTTTTTTTCTAAATGATTTGCGTTTTACCATATATACTATATACTATATATAAAGTATATATAAAATATATTGTTATTTATTATCTTTCTTAAATTAATCATGCGTTTTATCGTTATTAAACCATATCATTTTAATGGAAGCAATATGCGCGCTAATAATATCATATGATACACTTAGCGCATATAAACTCATTAATTTATAATAGTCTTGATTTTGAATCCAATTTATTACTTCATAATATATATTATAGTTATGTGATATAATTGTAATGTATGGTATAAAATATTGAATGGTTCTAGAACCCACACTTTCAAGTTGAGTCCAATGAAGTTGTTTTCCAAACAACTCGTAATTATAATTGTCTAAAATATATTCGTCCATAGTTTCATAAGTCTTAATGTCAAAATTATATAAATCTAAATATTTTATAATATTGGCATCATCCATAACAATAGCTTTAATATCATCATACATAGCAGTAAGAGTTTCTTCTTTAATCATATTATAGTGTAAGTTTGTCTATATTTATGTTTATGTTATGTTTATAATGCGTTTAAGTAATTCAATTTTATATTTATGTTATTTATGTTATTTATGTTATTTATGTTATTTATGTTATTTATGTTATTGATAATAAAAGCCTTCATAATCCTTTTTTTTATGTTTTGTTAGTTCTTTGTTTATTTCAACAATGCATTCACTTGTCGCTGTGACATATATGTCAGGTATAAAAGCATGTATTAGTGCTTTAAAAAACGATAATAATAATATAAAAGCATAATGTAAAGAAACAAACATATGTTCAAAATAACCCATTTTCATTTCCTCTAAATGAGTAGAATGAAAAAACATTTGCTATAACATAGCAAAACAAATTAACTTTAAATTTTTTATTTAAATTTTTAACTTTAGTAATATACAATACTTTTTAAAACATGTTAAAGTTATATAATAATTCTGAAAAATATTAATATTTAGTTATATATAATGACATCTAAAGTTGTAGGCGAAGGCACGTTTGGGTGTGTATTAAAACCCCCGCTTTTATGTGATGACGCTGGCGTATTAACTAAAAAAGACTATAACAATAAAATATCTAAAATAATGCATAAATCAGACGCAATCAATGAAGAAAGTGAATATAGTTCAATAAATAATATAGTTGGCTTAGAAAAATATGCTATTGTTGGTCCTCATTTATGTAAGCCTTTAATGGATAACCGATTTAATAATAGTGTTAAAAATTGTAAAACAAATCTTGTTAAAGCCACATTTGCTAAGAACAAAAATGACTTGTTAATGTTGTTATTAGAAGATGGGGGTATTAATATACGTGACTACATTATAGAAGTATATCCATTAGAAACATTAAATGCTAAAAAAGTATTTTTGACTTCTTTGCTAGGGTTATTTGATGGACTCCTATTTTTTCAAGCTAATAAAATTATTCATAGAGATATTAAAATGCAAAATATGGTATATAATGTTAATAATGGAAAAGCAAAATACATAGATTTTGGACAAATGACAAACTTCAAAAATTTTATTAGAAAATGTAATAACAATACTGAAACATTAGGTGTAAGCCATAGTTATTATGCTTCTGAAAATAGTTGTTCTAATAAAGCGGCGTTTAATTCTTATAGACCTAAATGTATGGCTATAAAAGACCATTTTAAGACACATCGTGAATTTACTAGTTATGTGTCAAAATCATTTGACATATATTGTTTATCATTGGCATTATCTAAATTGGTTGATTATTTTCGTTTTAAAAAGCCTGATAAGTTATTTTTTACCAAAATCTATAAAAAACCCGGAACCATTAACCCCGACTTTTTTAAGGAATTTGGAATATTATTGTATTATTATTATCATAATGATGTTAAAAAACGAAATATTAATATTGTGGAACTTAAAGAAAAGTACACAAGTTTACTCAAAAAATATAACTATTATTCAAAAACAAGTGAAGAACCGTCTGTTGAAGTTGTTCAAGTTATTGAAAAAATAAAGAAAAAAGAAATCAAAGTCGACCTTGCGAAAGTTTGCCCTCCTGCTAAGCCTGTGCTAAATCCTTCTACAAACAGGTGTCTTGCCGAATGTAAGCCCGGATTTATTAGAAACAAAAGCTTTAGATGCGTTAAAATGAATTTGCGTGGTACACAAAAGAAACAAACATTGGGCTCTTCAATCGCAAAACGCAGATTATGTGAATCTAAGAATAAAGATTACAATCACATTACAAAACGTTGTAATGCTAAATGTCCTAAAAATAAAACGCGTAATGCGCAATTTAAATGCGTTTAAAGTGCGTTTAATACTTCATATACTTTTTTGTCTTTCTTTTTGACTTTCTTTTTGTCATTCTTTTTGTCTTTCTTTTTGACTTTCTTTTTGTTTTCTTTTTTGTACTATTATATTTTCGTCCTCCAGATACTGGAACTTGGTCAGGAACTGGAACTTGGTCAGGAACTGAAACAGGAACTGAAACAGGAACTGGGTCTTGGTCTGGAATTAGAACTGAAATAGGTATAAACTTGAACGTTGGGTCTGACCCAACAGTAATAATACATTCTAAATAACCATGATCTTGTATTTCTCTTTTAAACTTATATGTTATATTTTCGGCTGTATGTGTTTTCTCCATTGCCTCTGGTTCTGGTAATTTAGGATCTAATTTGGTTCCACCTGTTCCTACAATATATTGGTTTATTGTCATCGTTTTATCCTTTGTTAGTTCTAATGTAATTAGTCCTTCTTGGTATAAATGCAAATCTGAACATAAATAATAAAATTGGGCTTCTGGTAATTTCTGTTAAAACAGGTTTAAAACCCAGATGGATATCACTTGTAAATTTTATTGGTTCTACTTCTTTTTCTTTAAATTTTATTTGAAATATAGGGTGATGTCCAACTATTATAACATGTTTTATTGTTGTATTCTGAGATTGTGCATCAGTAATTGCTTGTATAATATTTTCAATTTGATGCTTTCTTAAATCGCTTATTGAGGAAAAGTTTATTTGTGTATCTTTATAAAAAGGATTGTTTTCAAAAAATTTTTTATAACAAAGTAAATATGTGTTTGTATCCTTTTCGAGTTCATATATACTTGTATCTATCATTAATAATAATGTTTCATTATTTATAAACTCTGATTTAAAGAATACATAATCAATTTTTTGTTGTTCTTTAATTGCTGTAAGTTCTAATTGTATTATTTCACATTTATTGTTTTCTTGTTCACGAACGGGTGGATCACTTGGCCTAATAATAAATAAATTTTGTTTATCATTTCTATCTAAATCATGATTGCCAAGTATCATAGTAATTGGTATATTAACAGGTAATGATAATAAACCATCTTTTAAGAGTTCTGTATATATTATTTTTTCTTTTGTTGTAGATGGTGCTTTTTCTAAATTTTTAGATGTCTCCTCTTTTGGTGACTTGTCTTTTGGTGACTTGTCTTTTTTTTCTGATTGTTCTTCTTTTGGTGACTTGTCTTTTTTTTTATCTTCTATTTTATGAGGATAATAATTATCTCCTGATATGATTAATTTATTTGGTGGGTTTGGTTCCTTAAGTTTTCTTTTTATAAATGTCATTACATCATTTGCACGTCCTTGAACGACTCCATCTATTGTATTCAAATTATTCCAACATCCAAATTGCCAAAACTTAAAAGTAGCCATTTGTCTATATATTTAGACTATACTATAACCTATAAACTATGTAATCAATAAACTATGTAATCTATAAAAAAATTGAATTCTTAAACACTATTATTATATAACTTATTATAACATGGATGCATATTTTAGTAATGAGAAAATAACAGACTCTGATTTGTGCAATACAAAATATAGTATAGCTGTTTTAGAAAAACATTTTCATTATTTAAATAAAAAAGTGGTACTTTGTACTCAAGATTTAAATGCCGAATTTTGTGTAAAATATATATTAGATATGGACATTGACTCTGGAAGTGAAGACAGCTACTTGTATGATAAAAATCATATTCTTAGCATGCAGCAACATATTAGTGAAGAAGAATTTGATAAAGCATATGAATTACTTTTTAAACAACCAACATAAACACTTATTAATTGAGATTGTTATATGCTCCCATTGTGTGACTTGTTCTTGTTCTTTTTCTTTAAATTTTACTATTTCTTCTAAACGTTTTTGTTCATTATTTTCTTTTCTTAATCTTGCTCGCTCTGCTATAGCAGGCATATCTAGATTAAGAACATTAGTCTCTCTATTATGTGACATTGCTGAGTGTTTAGCTCTTGCAATGGTCAACTCTTTCAAAGTTGCACTAGCATGAAGTCCTAGTGCTCTTCTAGTTTCTACAGCTTCTTTCGTTTTTAACATTAATAGTGTATCCATATTTGCTTTATACTCCATTTTCATCATCCTTTCTGTTTCCCATCTTTGCTTCACTTGAGACACCATAAATTTCATTAACTCTTTTGTCTCTTCAATCCTTGCTTGTGCTTCTGCTTCTCTCCAAAGCGCTTGTTGTTCATTATAATTTAATCTTTGTAGTTGATTAATATATGATTTTTTTTCATTATTAGCTTGTTTAGATTTAGCTAATTCTTTCTGAATTAATAAGTTTTCTGATTGAAATTGCCGTTCTAAATTAGAGATAATAGAAGGATTCATGACACCTTATAATTAGCTATAATTAAAAAAATTATTATCAATTTTTTATGGCTTGTTAACTTTAATATATTTTAATAATTATATTAAAGTTATATATAGCTGTTTTATTTAAGAAAGGATTATGGATATTGAGCTACTGCAACACGCATTAGAAAATGATGATAATCTAAATATTATTAGTACAAATATTCAAGAAATTAAAAATAAAAAAAATGAAATATTACAAGAGCTCGGTCTTAAGCGCGACGATTTAAAAAGTTTTCATAAAAAATTAAATGGCTATATGTATATAGACAATATAAGCGATTTAAAATATGGGCGAAATATACGATGGATTAATTTGAAACAAATGGATCCAATAAAAATAACAAATGGTTCTGTTTTATGTGATATAAAAATTGGTGCAAAAGGTATAACATTAGTGTTAAAGGGTTTTAATGCTAGCTTTATTACATTATATTTTAATGAAAATATATTATTTCAAAAAATTAATGATGAGGAAAAAATAATTCTAAAAGCTGTTGAATACTTGGAAAAAAGTGGTTGACTTGTTGATAAAAATTATTTTTTATATAATATTATATTATATTATATTATATTATATTATATTATATTATATAATATAAATGAGTACAGTACAAAAAAGATGTTTAAGTGTTTATTCTGATATATATTTAGAATTTATGGAATTTCAAGCAGCCGATATATTTATAATAACTAATAATCCTAACGGTGAAAAGTGTGTAGTATTATTTGAAACAAATGAGGAAGGTAAAGATACTACATTTAATATGCCAGGTGGAAGATATGAAGAAAAACATGGAAATATTATAGGGAAAGTAGCTGCTGCTGAATTACTAGAAGAATCATTACAATCTATGCTAATTGAAACTTCAGTTTTTGAAACTTTGGATCGTAAAAATTTAGGCGGTTTAGAAGCAAAAATTACTTATGTTGATATCAATGGTTCACAAGGCGGTAAATGTAGCAATGAAACAGGTGAATTTGTAGGTAAACGAAGAGTTTATTTTTGTTATATAGAAGATATTGGTGAATCTGAAAAGAACTATATAAACAACAGCTTAATATTAAATAAATTATTTAAAGACGACGAGGACAAGCATTATTTAATAGAAACGAACAGCATGATTTTATTTCCTATTAAAATTATTATTGACTATATTTACAATAACCTTACAAAGCATGACCCAATAATGGTTAATACACTTTCTGGAACAAATGAGATGTCTAGTATACGACAAATACCAAAGCTTCCCACATGTTTTTACGGTGACAATAAAATGCTATATAACACAGTAAAGTATAATATTGCTAGAATTACTATAGAAGCATTATATAAATTGTTATTTATATCTAATAATTTATTCAATTTTTCTCTTGAAAAACAAAAAAAACAAGTTGAAAGCAGTACACAAGTTATAGATGGTGGTATTATATTAAAAAGACAACATATAACAAGAAAGTCACAAAAGTCACGAAAGTCACGGAAGTCACGAAAGATATTAAAATCAAAACGGTCACGAAAGGTATTAAAATCATTAATGCCTTTTATGAGACGGAGCAAAGGCGGCGTTGGAGATAGAAGTAGCAGAAAATCCAGAAAATCCAGAAAATCCAGAAAGCCGGAAAAACCAACACGGACATCAGAACCAACACGGACATCAGAACCAACACGGACATCAGAACCAACACTATTGCCACCTGATGCTGCTGTTAATGTTGGCGATATCATTGAAGACAAAGATGTTATAGATGATAGCGCGGTTGAATTATATAATATTGATGAAATAATTGAATCTATTGTTAAATTTAATAATGGTAAAAAAGTTAGAAATTATCAATTTAAAAAAGTTGTAACGATAAGATATGATATGATTATAGAATAGAAAATATAACTTATGCTAGATGTAAGTATATATTTGTTATACTTTTAAAAAATTGATTATTTTTTTTCAACATTTATTTATAGTCTGGCAAAACAGCAAAAGCAATCAAAGAGCAAAGCAATCCAAGAACAAAAGCAACTATGTATAGCGACCACGTTTCATTTTCGGTCGCACAAGAGAGATTGCTGGAGTTTTTTGAGAAGTTTGTTCCGACCAAGCGTTCATATTGTATCAATCCTGAGTGTGTGAAGGATACAGAAGCAGCAGTGCTATATATATGGGAGGCTCACTCGTTGACGTATGAGCATACTGACCGGCAACCAGCATTGAACATTACAACTGTGCGGGTGAATGGGAAGCCACATTGGATAAGGTCTCATTATTGTTGCGAGTGCTTCAAGAAACATGTTTTGGTTGGTGAAAACAAGAATGCTTCGCAGCACTATGGAAACTATTGTGATGGAATTCAAGAGGTGGAGGTCTACTTTCACAATGAACCTTGGCCTTCTACATGGTATAATTGTGTTTCTGGAGAAGATCATGTTCTAACCGAAGAACAGGAATACATGCTTGGTAAATGATGCTTCTTGAATGAATAAAGAAAAGAGGTTGCTTTTTGATGTTTTGTTGTTTTTTTTTATATTTTTTGTAAAAATAATATAAAAACTTAATATATAGTATGAGTTATGTAAGAAAAGTTTCACCTTATTCAACTAATCAGGGAGACGAGGGAACATGTTGGGCACATGCAATGTCAAGATTAATATCCAGGTTAATAAAAATACATTTTAGTGGACTACAAGATTTGAATAGTAAATTTAATGATCCAATTTGGTTTTATGAAGGTGAATTATTAGATGAGTATTATGATACTATTAATTGCAGTACTGAGCATACAATTTTTCATTGTATTGCTGAAGCGCAAGATGTTTATAAACGAAAAGAACAATCATTTAGTATGCATAAACCATTGAAGAAAGTGATAAATTGGGAGTCTGAGAATTTATCTGCATTGTTATTTCATTTTATTTTTAATAGTATAAAAAATAAATATTGTCATCTAATATACAAACCACAAAGAGGATTGGCAACACCAATATTTAATTTTTTTAAATTAATACGTAGGGGTATATCAGAAGAAAAAATTAAAGCTTTATTAAAATATAATGATTATCAAGATATTCTACCACCACCAACACCACAGCCGTCACCACTGCTGTCACCCGAAGAGGAATTATACAGGGACTATTACGACTACGCATCTAGCGAAACATATAAAGACATGGTTGCTGGGGCTAAAGGTGGTGGATTAATAATACCAACATATCAGCAAGTTCAAGAAAATAAAGTTAACTTTTCAAAACTTATTACCAAATTAGCACATATATTTAAACTCCTTAAAATAGCATTAAGGAAAAACACTTTAAAAATTAATTTGTTTATGTCAATGGATCTTAATTCTTTTGTTCACCTTAACCCTAAAAGTGGATTCCCATATAATCATCCAACATTTAACACAGAATCAGCTAGTCACGCAATCTTTTTGCCAAGTAAACAGAGCAATTTCTTTTTTGGAAAACCAATGTGGTTAAAAACAATTATACAAGTCCTTGGGCGCGGGTTATATGTATTACTTGATATATATGAACATACTATTTTAATAACTGGTATTGAAGATGAATTTTTTATTGTTAAAAATTCATGGGGTTCAAATAAAAATTGGATTTTGCCAGATGAGGTTAAGTTTATAGTAGACAATAAACTTAGTATAGCTACTTTAATAGAGCACTCAAAGTTAGTTAAATTTGCAGTAGAATTAGTATATATAGATTTTGAAATTATACAAACTA